TCATTCCATCACCTCTGAGGTAAGCACGACGAAGCCGCCGCTGCGATCGATCAGCCCGGGCCCGGCAAGCCTGGACAGGTAAGTGCCGAAGGTGCCGCCAGTGGGGGACATTTCGACGCGCGCGGCGAGCTCGTCGCGCGAAAGGGGATCGGGATAGGCGCCGATCAGCGCCTCGGCGATGCGCGCGGTTCCCGGAAGCTTCGCAGCCCACCATCGGACGAGACCGGGGCCGGTCGCCGGCGGGGTCTCCACGCTGCCAACAGCATTCGCGCCTGCCTCAGTCGCAAACCAGCGATCAGCTTGGCGCGCGACGAGGCCAGCCTGGACCAGGCGGCTCTTGTACGTTCCCCAGGTACCGCCGCTGCGCTTGTAGCCGGCGGCGATCGCCCATTGCGGATCCGTCAGGCCTGATGGATAGACACCAGCAAGCGCCGCGAGCGGTTTGGCACAGCCCGTCGGCACGCTGCCATCGGCAGAGATCAGGGCCGACTTTGCCTGCGGCTTGTTCCGTGCCGCCGTCGCGCGGCTGGGCGTCGACGGGGTTCCGACAAATCCCCAGATCGCATCGATGGCGTTCTTTGCTGCCGCGACCCCGTGATTGAAGCCGCGCTTTTCGGCCGCCTCAAGATCCGCCGGCGAAACGGCGGGGGCTGTACCGTCGAGCTGTCGCCGCGCCACGCCGAGGTCGCGCGTCAGTTTCGCTACCTCGTCGACCGATGGAGCCTTGGCGAGCTCGTCCGAAACCCTCTGCAGCGCGCGGCGCTCGCTGGCGAGCTCGGCCTCGATCGCGCGGATGCGCGCCCTTAGCTCAGTCGGGTCGCTCGCTTTCGCATCGATCTCGACGGCAGCGAGCTTGCCCTTCAGGGCCTCGAGGTCGAGCGGCTTCAGATCTCGCGCGATGCGCTTCTCGCCGCGCTTAGGCGTCCGGCTGCTGTCAAAGGTCGTTTTCCCCGGAAACTGCGCGGTCGACAGGCCGGTCGACTCCCTCGTCGCATGCCCGGGGAGCCAGATAAGGCCGTTGCCCTTCTCGAGGGTCGGCAACGTCGCCTTCAGCTCGCGCCACTGGTCGAGGTCGGCCTGCCCGCTGACCCACGCGCCGATCGCGTCGCGATCCTGCGAGGCCGTGAGCTTCATTATGATCAGCCCGTCGACCTGGCTAAGCACGTCCTTACTGATCACAGCCGGGCGCTGAGTGATCAGCCAAGGGATGAAGCCATCGATGCGCCCGCGGCGCACGATTTGCTCCATGAGCGCTTGCAGCGCAGGGCCCGCGCCCTTGCCCGGGTTTTGCGGCGCCCATAGATCCGCCTCGTCGAAGATGACGTGCAGCGGTTCGCCGTTCGCCTTGCGGTAGAGCGCATCGAGAAAGGCGAGCATGAAGCGGCGCTCAGCCTCTTTTGTGCCGAGTTTCTTCAGGCTGACGATGCAGGATTCCGACATCGTCGCGACGGTCTCGCCGATGAGCTTGCCGGATCCTTCGGTCAGCGGAAGATCGCCATGCGCACCGCCGAAGATCGGCAGGCTGAAGCGCGAGGGCTTTTTGCCGTCGCCCTGCAGGCGCAATCCCCACCAGACATCAAGAGGATCGACGATCGCCACGCGCGCGCCGCTATCGAGCAGGCGCTCGACGGCGGTACCGGCGGCGTAGGTCTTTCCGCTGCCGCTCGTCCCGGTGAAGCCGAGGCGATCGTCGAGCGCTGCCGCAGGGATGGGGTAGGTGGCCGCCACGCCTACTGCCTCGCAGATTCCATCGCCGGCAGATCGCTCACATGGATGAGCTTTCCGGCCTGTATGGCCTCTCCGACCTTTCCGTACACGACCTCATCGTCGATGGGCTTGCCTGTCGACTGCACCGCATATTCGAGACAAACCGGGTTTCCGTCGCAGTCCATCCACGATTTTCCGGCGACACGATCCCACCAGTCCTCGATCGTGAACTGCCAGCCGGTGAAGCGTCCGCCGGTGACCGTTACAGTCTGACCGGCCTGCGGGTGCGGCTCAGCGTGGAACCTGGTCATTCGGCCGAGACCTTCTCCGACAGGTCGAGCATCGCGAGATATCGATCAGCGTCCCCGTCAAGTGAGCTCATCGCGGCGTCGCGCAGCTGGACGGCGTTCTCGAACCTAGCGATGCAAGGCGGACAAAGCTCTGGCACCGTAAGGCCCTCGCATTCGGGGCAGGTGGTCCGAGCGTGCTCGGCCGCGCTTTGCGCAAGCAGCGCTGATCGCATGGCGGTCAGAAGCTGCCGGTCGGCCTTGATGTCGAAGACCATGTCGGTCACGACGTCGACGAGCGGCCGCGGCTCATGGTCGACGCTGTCGTACCAATGACGGATCGGCTCGATCGATTCCTCGATATCGCCGACCAGGACGTCGGCCGCGGCGCCGGTGTCCGCTTCCCGCAAATGCCGGCGCCACCAGAAGGCGCCGATTTTCTCCGGCTCATAATCGCCGAAATGCAGGCCGTTGATCCCTTCGGTCCCCATGAGGAAGTCGAAGAGTTGGCGCGAGATGGTGACGGGGCCGGTCCGCTCGGGCTCGGGCGGCGCGGCGCGGGCGGGGGATTCTACATCGGCTTCAGGTGACCGGTGAAGCATGGCTCACTCCTTCTCGGGTAGGGGCGTGGGGATGCGATCGAACTCGATGCGCAGGACGGGCGGGTTCGCGGCCCAGAAATTCGATTTGTCGACGCGGGCGCCGAAGAAGCGCGCGTCCTCGTCCCAGCGCACGCGATAGTCGGTCGGGTTCATCCAGCCCGCAGCGTGGATGTCCGCAAAGCCGACGTCGTGCAGCTGCACGCGCTCGATCGACCGCACCCACAAATGCTGGCGATGCCAGACCTTCGGCATTTCGCGGGCGTTCCGGCGATCGCCGAGCTCGGCCGAGCGATAGGAAAGCTGCGCCGGCGCGCGATCGGCGACGAAGATAGGCTCCGCTCCCAGTCGGGCGGCGAAAGTTGGGGCGTGGCCGGCGAACCGTTCCGCCAGGTGGAACGGTTCGCGCACCCAGAGGCGATCGCCTGGCTGGATCGCGGCCAGGCGGCCGACGGGGCGGATCAGCACCGACATGGTTCCGGCGACCAGCGCGCGGATCTCCGGCTCGCGGATCGATACGGGCTGCGTGATCATGGCAGCACACCCGCATTGGTCAGCATCGCGAGCACGGCGCCGATCGCGCAGCCAGCCAGCATGATCGCCGCTCCGCGCAGCACGCCGATCGGGCCGTCCAGCCAGCCGTCGTGGGGTTCCGGCTCAAACATCATCGGGCCTCAAGATCCGGATGCGGCCGCGGCCCAAGGCTGTCGCCTCGGCGCGGATCGCCGTTTGCATTTCGCTTTGTGTCTGGCGGAAGATAGCAGCGGCCTCAGCGCGCGCGGCCGCGCGCTCGCGAAACTCGTTTATCGCCTGCTCGAATGGGCTGAGCCCCATATCCGCGCGAATTTCGTCGACCGTCCACAGGCGCTCGCGGCGCCAGCTCGTCCCGGTCATACCTCCCGGCGGCCGATCATGATCGTAATCGGCAAATGCCGACTCATCGACCCGGGAACGGGAGGGCTTTCGCCCCGGAATGTCGAAGTCGTCCGGATCGAGGGCGAACTTCTCGACGAGCGCCAGGCCCCGATTGAGCGCGGCGGCGCGCTGCCCGTCGAGCAGCTCGGCCCGGGCGGCCATCGCGAAAGCCGCGCGCGCGGTGGCAGCCGGATCCCGCCTCATTGGCCGAACCACAGATCGACGGCCGCCTGCCAACCACCCAGAAGGATCATTGCTGCCGTCGCCCTCCGGAGCAGGCGCAGCATAGGGGGCCAGAGGCTCCCGCTCATTCTGCCGGCACCTTGCGTTGCTCGGCCTGGCGAAGTTTGTCGGCCTTGGCGCGCAGGCTGGCTTTCACCTTCACGCGCGATTCCTCGTCGGCCGACGGCTCGTCCAGTCTGAGGGCCTCGACCAAGGGTGCGCCCTCGTCGGGGCCGAAGGCGATCAGGTCGGGCAGCCAGCGCTCGGCGCGGGCACGGACGCCCGGATCGGTGTGGCGATCGGCCTCGAGCGCAGTCAGCGTCGCGGCCGTGAGATCCGGGTCCTTCAGCTGAATGAACGCCGTATGCGTGGCTGCGTCGACGAACTGCTGGACCGTCGCGAGGCGGAACAGGCGCCCGAACTGGCCGAGCCAGCGCGACGTCGGGGTCCACCAGTTGCGCAGCAGTTTCGCATTGGCGCCGCACGCCTTTGCCACGACGTCGTGCGCGGCGATGCGCCAGCCGGGCGTATCGGCCGATCGGACGAGCGCTTCGCCGGCGACGATCGCCGCGACGTGATCCTTCTCGACGATATCGAGATCGAGGAATATCTGCAGGCTGACTGCCGGATCATCCTCGATCATGAAGGATTGCGCCTTCAGCGCGGCGACGTCGACGAGCCAGTCCCGCTCGGCGATCACGTCGCTGGCGAAGTCGGCGTACATCGGGCCGGCACCGCGATCGCCGTCCCGGAACTCGTCAATGATCGGACGCAAGCCAGTCATGGACGACGGGATGTTCCGGAATAGCGATCGCGCCTGGGCCCAGATCAGATAATCGCGCGCGACGCTGCCGCCCTGGCGAACAAGCAGGGCGCGCAAGAGCGAGCGCCGTAGCGATCGGAACAGCTGCACGCCCTCGCTCGACAGGCCATAGTCGTCTTTCGCGATCGTGTGTGCGCTTTTGGAGAAGTCGCTGTTCGGCATGGTCAGGGCCTCGCCCGCGCGGGCGGTCTTTGCCGTCGGCGTATCGATCCGCGGCGCCGCGACCCTGGTCTCGCCGCGCTCGGCCGCCCCCTTTGCGGTGCGGTTCGCCCACCAGTAGCGCGCGATCGGCTGTCCGTGATCGTTGACGTCGATCGTCGCGACGACGTCGCCGGCGGGAAGCTTGCCGGCGTCGGCCGAGATCTCCAGCGACTTGTCGACCTGGCCCGCATATTGCGGGGGCTGGGTCACGAACCGGAGGTCGGGCCGCTTCGCGTCGCGGCGGATCCGCTCGCGCTCGATCGAAAATCGCTCCTCGGCCAGGCGACGCAACAAGGCCTCATCATGGATGCGGACGCGCGCGTCGGGCCCGTCGGCGAACAGGTCGGGTTCGCACATGCCGCCCTTGCCGACATAGACGGCCTCGCCAACGAAGAGGAGGAGGCGTCCGGCCTCGCGATCGCCGACCTTCAGCGCTGCGCGGATCCGCGTCGGGTTGTGCTCGCGAAAGGGAAGGTGAAGGTGGGCCTCGTACACCTGGAGCTGCAGCACCGTGTCGGCCGTCGCCGCATAGGCGCACGCCTGGTCGTAGGACAGGCGCTCTTCGACATAGGCTTCAAGGATCGGCGCGGCGAGCGTCCCCAGGCGCAGCTGCTGCCGCACCCATTGCTCGCGCTGGCCTATCGTCGACGCGATCTTTTCGACGCTGTCGCCCTGGGCAAAGGCCGTCGCGATCGCGGCGTGAACTTCGTGCGGGCGCAGCGCGCGGCGCAATAGGTTCTCGCTCAGCGACAATTCGGTGATTTCGGCGTCGGGGCGATCGTCGATGGTTACGGGGATCGGCCAGTCTGCCGGCAGCTTCCCCGCCTCGATCAGGCGGCCGATCGCGCGGAGGCGACGGCCGCCGGCGTAAACGCCCCAGGGGGTGGAGCCCTTGTCGCCGACCGGATGCACCGTGAGCGGATGCATCAGGCCGAAACGGTCGATCGAAACCTCGAGCGCCTCGGTCGCTTCCGAATCCTCCGCGTTCGTGCGGACGTTGAGATGCGATTTGTGAAGCTCGGCAAAGGTGAAGGTCCGACTGATCATGACAGGATCCTTTTCAGGCGGGCGGCGATCGGAAGCGCCGTCGTTGAAGGGGTGCTGTGTTTCTTCAGCTGGTCGACGAAGCTTGCGTCCGCCGCAGTCGCCGCGTCGGCGTGCGGGGTCAGTTTGCGAAATCCGCGGGCGTCGAAGGCCAGACCCGGCCAGCGCGAGAAGGCCAGATAGACGCAGTAGGCGCCGCGCGGGTCGCGGCCGAGCGAGATGGCACGCACCACGCCGACGAAGCCGCGCTCCGGACCAGCGAAGAGCTCACCGTCGCGATCGAACCAGGGGCCGACATAGATGCATTCGGCCATGTCGCCGGTCGCCCAGTTGCCGGCGTCGCCGATCGGCGCCGGGAGCTCGCCAAAGCCGAAGGTGGCGCGGATCCGTGACCAGATGCCCATCAGCTGAGCCCCAGCGCGGATTTGTAGACGTCGAGGATCGCCTCCATTTCCTTGCGGTCGTGGACGGGCATTTTGCGCAGCCGGACGATCTGTCGCATGATCTTCGGGTCGTAACCCTGTGATTTGCTTTCCAGATAGACGTCGCGGATATCGTCCGAGAGGCCCTTTTTCTCTTCCTCGAGCCGCTCGATGCGTTCGATGAAGAGGCGCAGCTGGTCGTCGCTGACGGCGCCGTCGCTCATTGACCTTGTTCCTCTCATTCTAGCCATATGAAGTCGGAGTATGAGAGCCCGCGCTTGGCGAACTCGCCCTTGATGAACCCCATCCAGAAGGCGGCATCTTGGATCGTCGGGCTGTTGATTTCCTCGCACCGGTCAACCGCCGCGTCATGGCGGCGGCATTGGCGTTGCCATGCGCGCCCAAGGTCTTCCGGAGACATTTCCCGGTAGCCCGCCATTATCCGCGAGACGCGCTCTTCTTCCTGGCGCTCGTCGTCGTCCCAGCTCATAGCCTGGCCCCTGCCGTGGGGCGCGAAGATCCGGCGGCCAAGATCGCTATCACATGCTCGGCGTTGATCACCCTAAAGCCGATCGCGGCCTCCTTGATCGCTATCGTCTGGACAGCGATCCGCGACATGTCGTCAGGGGCCCGGGCCGCGACCCGCTCGATCGCGGCTAGCGCCTCGTTGATCGCATGGACCACCAGGTCGGCCATCTCGCCTGCCGAGCATGGACCCGGGATCGGATTTTCCTGGAAGCGGCGGCAAAGATCGGAGCGCAGCTGCTCAGGCACGGTTATCGAGAGGGTGCTCATCGCCCCCCCCCCCGATAGTGACGGATCCTCGGAATACGTCTCCGCCTTCAGCTTTTGCGTAGGCGATTATCGCGTCCTCCAGCCTTTCGAGCACGGCGCGCAACGTCGACGACGTTCCGGACAGGACCGCCATACCGACGCCGGCGTTCGCCGAGCGACTGGCGACGCGGTCGATCGCGGTCATGGCGTCGGTGACGGCGAGGAAGACTAAATCCGCAATCTGATCGGCATTTTCGTTCGCGTGGCGGTTCGGCAGCGAGGCGAGCGAAGCACGGAGCGATTTGCGCAAATCTGCCGGAACGAGAGATTCGACAGGGATCATCGTCATGACGCCAGCTCCCGCTCGGCCGCGCGCTCGTCGGCGCCGGTGCATACCGTGCAGCGTTGCGGATCCTCGGCGCTCCAGGAGCAGGGTGGATCGCACGCATCGTGCCAGGTGCAGCCGCAGCCGGCGCAGATGCGCGGGATGGGCAGGCCGCAGTCGGGGCCGGCGGCCGCGAGGTCGACGAGCTTCAGATAGACGTCGACGTCGAACCGCAGGACGATCGAGGCCAGAGAGGCCTGCGCCTGGCTGAGCGGCGCGCCGTTCGCTTCGACTTCGTTCAGCCGATCGACCAGCCGCGCGACATCCTCGATGCGAGGGGTGATGATGAGCATCGGCAGCGCGGCGAGCTGCTCGGCCAGGTCGACGATCGTCAGGCCCTGCATCTCGCGCCGGCGGGCGAGATAGTCGCCGGGCCCGGGGATGGGTGGGAGCGGGGGGAACTTGGCTTCAGGCATCGCAAGCCCTTTCGATCGGACAGCAGAAAACCGCCCCCGAAAGCGCCGCGCGCGATCGGGTGGGCGGGGTTGATGAAAATGGGCCGGTCGAAGAGACAATAGGGGAAACAGCTTCGACCGGCCCCAGCATCCACGCGCGTCGTTTCGCAAGGCGCGCGAGGGGAAGTGCTTTACGGAGGCTGGCCGCCCACCAGAGGAAGGGCGCGCTTCAGCGTGTCGATCGCCTCGGCAATCTCCGCGGCGGCGCGCTGGCGATCAATGTCGGTGGCCGACGGCATCGCGGCATCGAGGATTGCGGTGTTTGCTTCGCCGGTTTCCTTTGCCACTGCCCGCGCATGGCGCAGCAGCTGCAGCTGATCGGCGAAATGGCTGCCCTGGCCCAGGTCGAGCATGTGGGCATAGGTTTCGAAGATCGGCGCGCCGGTTCCGCCGGCAGCGATGTACGCCAGGTCGAGCGCGATCGCGCAATCGATCGGAACCTGTTCGGGTGTGTCGGGATCGCCCCAGTTGCGCACGGTGCGGGCGACGCGGCCCGTGACGGCCGCCATATCTTCGAAGCCGTTCTTCATCTGGCCCGCGATGCGGGACAGGGCGGCGTCGATCGAAAGGGGAGGGCGATGCTTCGTCATGCCGCAGCCCACCGAATTAGCGCGGCGATCAGCCACAGCGAGGCAACGATCACAAGCCACAGCGTGATGCAGCCGGTGGCGATGAACAGCGTCACATTCTTGACCTCTTGGGTCATGTCCTCGCGGATCGGGCGATTCGGATCAGCCACGGTGCAGGCCCTCGCTTGCAATCGCCGCGGCCGATGGCGGGCGACGGCCCGACGCGCCGACGATAGACCGGCGGCCGAGGAGGGGAAGGATGACCCGGAACGTCATGCGGTCAAACCCGACAGCGGCTCAGGGGGTTCGGCGCGGGTGGATGGCGTGGACACACCCCCTCCCGCGCCTGACCCCACAACGCCGGCTCCTGAAGCCGTTACGGCCCCGGCGTCGCGAGGATAGATATCCGGGCGCAGATCTTCCTTGGGGATGCCGGTTGCGGCTTCCACTGTCCGCGCGTGCTTCACAGGAATGGGCTGTCCCTTGACGCACCACCCTGACACCGACTGCTGGGTGACGCCAACGAGCTCAGCCAGCGCAGCTTGCGAGCCAAGATGCTTTACGACGTCTCGCGCCAGCACAGGGAAGGGTGATTCTCGACTCACAACTAATGTTGTTACAAGCAAGCTTGTTATCGAGTCAACAGGATCACGGAAATATATTCCCAACAGGCCCTGTTGTAGGCGAAGCCATGCTTATCGCTGAGCGCCTGAAAGACCAAATGGCAGCCTGCGACCTCTCCCAGGCAGCATTGGCGCGCAAGGTTGGCGTGTCCCAGCAGTCCATAGGCAGATTGGTTTCAGGGGAGGCGATGGGATCGCGGTATCTACATAAAATTGCGACGGTCCTTCGAACAACTCCCGCTTATCTAACTGGCGAAACCGACGATCCGGCTGGTGATTTTAGGGACGACGGCCTGACTTCAGACGAAGAAGAGCTCATCGAGCTTTTCCGAATGCTGTTGCCGAAGGACAAGGCTGTCGTGCGGCAGTTAATACGCTCGCTAGGGGAGAGGCTCCCGTCCGGATCGGTTCATACGCCGTCGCGGAGCTACAGGGCGTAGGAACTTGCCACTGGGACTTTTGGGGGATGGATGGCTGACGTCGTCGAAGACAATAAAGTGTGCCCGTCTTGCGCAGAGACTGTGAAGCGGGCCGCTGTAAGATGCCGGTTTTGTGGCCACGATTTTGCTCGATCTCCGTCATCAAATGCAGATCCGTCTCGCTTTGCCGCCACGGTAGATAAATGGGTCGACGATTCCAGTCGCCGCCGCCAGGGGGGCTGCGGCGCGCCCGTAGGGGTGGTGCTCGCATTGCTCATTGGTGCGTTTCTTATCTTTGGCCGGGAAACAGATGGTGGCGCCGGCAGCCAGGCCGAATCGCAACAAGTCCAACTGGTCGACAAAGAAACTGCCGAGAAGTGTCGGCAGTTGATCAACCAAGGGGAGAGGTCTGGCATCCTCCGCAAAGTCGATAAGGCGGGCGGTCGCCTCTATGTCGATGAGCGTTCATGGCAGGAGCTTGGGCCAGATGCGCGGAAGGGCGTCGCAGGAGCTGCTGTCTGTGACTGGTTTGGGATAAAGATCGGAAGCACGAATTTCGATACGGGCGTCACCATTGTGAGCTGGCAATCCGGGAAGAGCCTTTCTGCGATCGCCAACGGCATGTATTTCGACAATATGGACTGAGGGTCCGATGTCGCGGCAAGCGAAGCGGCGACGTTTGACCATCACAGATCGCTGGCTCTAAGTTCGGCAAATGCCCAAGCCCGCAAAAGCCTATCCCATCCGCCTCGCCGGCACGCGCAGCTACATGGCGGCGATCGCCGCGATCGACGTCGGCGACGTCGTGGAGCTGCTGCGCGAGATCGGGAATCCCCATGACCCTGACGCACTGGCGATTGCCACCAGCGACGGGGCGACGATCGGCTATATCGCGCGCGATAGTTGGCTACGCCGCGCATTGGTCGAAGAGCGGAGGGGTTGCCGAGCTACGGTCGAGGCGATCGAGGACGGCGCCGGCGTGACGATCGCCGTCGTCTTGACCGACGAAGGGCCGATCGGCGAGCGAGGCTTTGCCGCGGCCGACTAGTCGAAGTCGCGATCGGCGACGGCCGCCGCCAATTTCCAGATACCGACCCAATTGGGCCGAAATGTCATATGTACGGTGATGGGACCGATCGACGGCGGAAGCGCGGGGCGGGGCGTTTGTGACCACACCTCTGTGACGCCCACCTCGATCCCGTCGATGAAAACGGACGCGTCCTTGGGTTTCGCCATTGCCCCGTGATGCCAGAAAGCCAGAAAACCAGAAAGCGGGAAAGCCAGATGACATGCGCGTGCGCGCGCGTATCTGGATTGGATTTATGGCGCATTCACCGTAAGTTCCGGCCCGGGGGTGTAGTGCGCCGGCATGGATCAACGGCCCGATGATTTGCAGCCGCCGCGGTTGACCGCGACGATGGCCAGCCAGCGTTTGCTGGTGCTCGATTTCGTGCGCCGGTATTTTGCGCGCTGGCATTCCTCGCCGAGCCTGGGAGAAATCGCCAACGCGCTGGATATTGACCGCATGAAGGTGAAGCGCGCGATCCGCAGTCTGGCCAATGCCGGCATGATTCGTCACACCCCTGGCCCGCGTGGCCTGGCACTACCCGATGCGGAGGCCGACGCGCTCCGCCAGCTGCGGTCGATCGGCTGGATCGTCGACGAGGAAGTCGGCCGTGTTACAAAAGCGACCCTGCTGCCGCCCGCGGCACTCGACTATGTCGGACCCTCCAGGGAGGGCGAGGTTGATGACGGGACGGACATCGCGCCAACGTAAGGCGCGCCTGCAGGCGGCCGAGACCTATCGCCACAAGATCAATTCCGACTATGCGGAGCGCCATCCGGCGCAGGCGCGCGCCGAACGGGCGATGCGCAAGGCCAATGCCGCGCTGGCGCGCGACTGGAGCCACAAGCGCGAAGGCACCCCCGAAACCCATGCCAAGGCCGCGCGCACCGTCCAGGGCGCGCTGGCGCGCCTGTTCATGCGCGGACATATCGACGCCAACCAGCTCGCCTGGTCGGCCGAGATCGCGCGCGTGCATGCGCAGATCGTGCGCGACGTCGTGCCGGCGACGGTCAGCCTCGAGACCAGAGTCGACCAGAGCCGATCGGGCGATGGCGCCTTTTACGAAGCGCTCGGCCGCGTGCGCGCGGAAATGGCCTATTCGGCCTGGCGCGCAGCGCTACCCAAGCCTGGAATCGTCCTGGCGATGATCGTCGAGGATCTGTCGATCACCGTCGCGGCCCAGCGCTTCGGCATGCGCACCGCTTCAGCGAAGGTATTGCTGATCAACGCACTCGACCGCTGGCCCGGGGAGATGGATCACGCGCGGCGCATGGTCGATGCGGCCGACCTTGCGGCGGCGCAGGCGGGATTGCTGTGATGCGCGGGATCGCCTGGGCCGCGATCTATCTGCTCTGCCTCGCCTATCCCGCATTCGGGATCGCGGTCGCCTTTGCCCTTTGCGTCGGGATAGTCCTTGCGGTGGGCCAGCAAAGCAACGGCGGCTGACGCGCGGCGGTGATCGTCAAGGGGGCAATTTCCCGCACTTTTTTTGGCGTGTTACAAAATCGACCCTGCCAAACGGTCATGTTCAAGGGCATTTCCGACCCCGCGACAGCTGCGTCCGTCGCCGCCGCGCGGGGCTGGTCCCTGACCCGGGCGGCAGAACGGGGCGCACAACACAGGATTTAATGTGGGTGACCACATTAAATCCTGTGGTCTGATAGGAGCACGGCTGCATGGCAACATCCCAGCGCCGGCGCCCCCAGTCCGCCAGGCGCACGATCGCTGAGCTGCTCGACGATGAGCTTTCCAACTTCGACAATCTGATGAGCGATGTCCGCCGCGGCATCCGCTCGCCCGAGCATTTTGACCTGCTCGAGGAAAAGGCGACGGCGATCGCGCGCGGGATACGCAACGCGTTTCGCGCCGGCAATGGGCAGGACTGACGCCGTGGGCGTGGATATTCATGCTCTTCGGACCGAGGCGGAGCGCGACGGGACCGACTGCATCGTTACCCGGCGCTGGCTTCGCGAAGTGCTGCGCGAGCTCGAGGAGTCGCGCCAGCCGCGACCAAGCGCGCCGCCCGTCCTTGATTTTAAGACGATCGAACGGCGATGATCGGCGATCTGGCCACGCCCTGCGATCGTCCGCCGGCAGGATGGGGTTGCACGCGCGGCCTCGGACATGACGGCCCCTGTGCGGCGCATCAACTCCGTCCGCTCTGGGCGCCGCTGCTGGCAGCGACGCCGCTTCCCCGGGCAGAGCCGAGCGCGGACGTCCCCGCGGCGCTCATGCATCAGGCGGGCGGACATGGCCGGCTGCTCTGGCACAACAGCTTTAACTGGTCGTCGAATAACTTCGACGGCACGCGCGACGAGATCGCGCTGGAATTCTTCGGGCCCGAGGCGGCGGCCGCTGGCGAGCAGATGATCGACAATCTGCGTCAGGCCATCTTCAACCTCTCCGGTCGAATCGTGACCGACGTGAAGATCGGGTATCACTCCCGACTTCCTTCGCGGACGATCGTCCTGCTCGAGCTCATCATCGTGAAGGATTGATCGTGGCGACCGTTCGCACCCCCAAGACCGTTGGCGCAGCAACTAAGCTGCTCGAGCGCTATGCTGAGCTCGCCGGCGAGATCGCCAAGATCGAAGAGCAGCGCAAGGCCGAGCTCGCCGAGGTCAACGCCGAAGCGGATCGACTGATCGCGCCCTTCCTGCCCGAGTATGAGTCGATCGACGAGAAGCTGACGGCCTGGTGGCCGACGGCCGCGGCCGAGCTGACCAAGGGCGAGCGCAAGTCGGTCACGTTGGGTGGCTGCGAGATCGGCAGCCGTTTGTCCCCGGCGACGCTGGGCGTCGACGGTGACGAGTTGCTCATCGCGAAGGCGCTCTTCAAACAAAAATGGTCGCGTGACCTGGTGCGCGTATCGATGGGGATCGATCGGTCTGCAGTGCTGAAGTCGATCGACGGTGCGCATGCCGAGGATCTGGCCGCGCTGGGCCTGTCCCGCGTCGACGGAACCGAGACGGTGTTCGTCAGGCGCGTTAAGCAGGGCGGGACCCGCGGCGCAACCAAGGCCGGTTGATGGCGGAGGCGCCTCCGGTCTTCCGTCACCCGGGTTGGAGGCCGCGAAAGCCGTGGCAACGATCGCCCTCCATCTTCGCCGATCGGCGCAAGCGAGGTCGAGCAGGGCAACGCGATCGCGCCCAGGTGATGGCAGAGGAACCGTTCTGCAGGATCTGCCTGGCCAAGGGAAAGCACGTAGCCACCGACGTCGTCGATCACATCAAGCCGCTGGCGTGGGGCGGCAGCGACGATCGAAGCAACAAGCAAGGGCTTTGCAACCCCTGCCATGATGCGAAGTCAGCGATCGAACGAGCGTTCGAGTGGGGAGGGGGAGGGTAGTTCCCTCCAACCCTCGACCCCCGGACACCGCATCCCAGACAAATTTTTGCGCGGGCGATTTCAAAGGGAAAAAAATTATGAGCAGCCTGACCAGGCGGATGCAGATCCGCGGGATGAAGCGTCGCGGGTTCTTCCGCACGCCGTTTCGAATCGAGCGCGATGCCGATGGGCAGCAGCGTCCGGTCCGCGTGAAGAGCGGCGGATTGATTCTCAATCCCTTCGGCGCGCTGGTCGGGTACCGCTGGCCGCGGAGCGCGGTTGTCTAAAGGCGGTGCGCGGCCCGGGTCGGGTCGCAAGCGGAAATCGCCGGAGCTGAAAGCGCTCGCCGGCACGACACGCGTCGATCGTGAGAACGTCGTCGGCGTCGCGCCGAGCGACGCGCCGATGATCGCACCGCTCCATTTGTCCGACCTAGCGCAGCTGCACTTCGCGTCGATCGCGCAGATCCTGATCGAGCAGAAACGCTCGAGCGCGCACTATGCCGAGCATGTCGCGCTGCTGGCTCAGCGGCTCGAGCAGATCCAGCGATATCAGGCGGTGCTCGAGATGTCTGGCGACACATTCGAAACCGAGTCCGCGAAAGCAATCGGGAAGGGAGACAACGCACGCGTCGTTGTGACCCGCATGGTTCGCGCGCGGCCCGAGGTCGCGATGCTGTCCGATGCGATGCGCCATACGCAGTCGCTCCTTTCCGAGCTGATGCTCAACCCCGCGGCCGCGCTGCGGATCGCTAGCGGGCATAAGCCCGAGGCCGGCGCCTTCGACGATTTCTGAGGAGATTTGCATGGCCGGCCATGTCCAGCATCAGATCGAGCGCATCGGCCACATCATCGGCCAGCTCCATGACCGCACCATCTTGACGACGAAGGAGGCCCGCACTCTGCTGGGCCTGCCGATCGGCTGCGAGAAATGCCAGAAGCTAGGGGCGGCCGAGCCAGCCCGCCGCTGATGTGGAGACACGAGACTATGCGGCGATCGCGAAGGGGTATGCCCGCGACGTCATAAGCGGGAAGATCCCGGCGGGAAAATCGATCCGCCTTCAGTGCCGCCGGTTCCTCGACGAGCTGAAGATCGAGAAGCGGAAGGGTTTCCCTTATAGGTTCGACGCTGAAAAGGCGGCGCGCGTTTGCCGCTTTATCGAACGGCTGCCCCACTCGAAGGGCAAGTGGGCGCGATCGAAGCAGACCCTTCGCCTCGAGCCTTGGCAGATATGGATCCTATGCTGCACGTTCGGTTGGCTGCGCAAAGCCACCGGGCTTCGGCGGTTCCGCGTCCTTTTCGTCGTTGTGCCGCGAAAGAATGGCAAGTCGGCGATCGCCGCCGGCATCGGTCTGTACATGCTGTGCGCCGACGGCGAGTTCGGCGCGGAAGTCTATTCGGGCGCGACGAACGAGAAGCAGGCTTGGGAAGTTTTCGGGCCCGCGCGCTTGATGGCGCAGCGCACGCCGGCGTTGCTCGCGAAGTTCGGCGTCGAAGTGAATGCGAAGTCGCTCGTTCGCGTCGACGACAACAGCAAGTTCGAAACCATCATCGGCGATCCAGGCGACGGCCAGAGCCCCAGCTGCTCGATCCATGACGAATATCATGAGCACGACGACGACGGCCAGGTCGACACGATGCAGACCGGCATGGGCGCGCGCGAGCAGCCGTTGCAGGCGAAGATCACGACCGCCGGCGATAATCTCGCGGGTCCATGCTACAAGGAAGTGCAGGAAGAGCGCGAGTTTCTGGATGGCGTCGGAGTCACCGAGGATGCCAAGGCCGAGCTTGCCGCACTGGGGCTACCCCCCGGGCCGGCCCTGTCTCACGAAACTTTCTTCGTCGAATATACGATCGACAAGGAAGACGACTGGAAGAGCGAGATAGCCCTTCGCAAGGCGAATCCGAATTACGACGTCTCCGTTGCCGGCGACTTTCTGAAGGCCCGGCAGCGCGATGCGATTGCCAAGCCGAGAAAATCCGGTGTTTTCAAGACGAAGCACCTCAACCTTTGGGTCGCGGCGAAGGCGGCCTATTTCGATATCGAGGCGTGGCGTCGCTGCCATGATCCGAATATCCCGATCCGCAGCATCGATGCGATGGAGCTGGAGCAGCTGCGCGGCCGCCGCTGTATCGCCTCGCTGGACCTGGCGTCGAAGAAAGACATTGCGGCGTGCGAGCTGTTGTTCCCGCCGATCGGCGCGAAAGCCAAGCCCGACGATCCCTATATCCGGATCGGGTTCTATTTTCTGCCGGAGGAAACGGTCCTGGCCGTCCCGGCCTATCAGGATTGGGACAAGGCCGGGCTCCTCAACGTCACCCCGGGTAACGTCATAGATTATGACGAGATCCTGGAGCTGCTGCGCCAGGCGCGTGACTATTTCCAGCTCGAGCAGGTCGCATATGACCCGCACCAGGCCACCTACCTCGCCACCACGGCGGCGAAGGAAGGCTTTCCGATGCTGGAATATCGCCAGATCGTGCTCAATTTTTCCGAGCCGATGAAAGAGCTCGATGCGCTGACGATCGCCGGGACCATCGTGCACGGCGGCGACGGGGTCATGGAATGGCAGATGAGCAATGTCGTCGCCGCGCCCGACCGAAAAGACAATGTCTACCCCAACAAGCCGCGCGACGAGGCGAAGATCGACAATCCGGTCGCGCTGATCGCGGCCGTCGGGGTGGCGATGAACAGCGAAGAGGCGGTCGAGCCTACCTCGCCCTGGGATGATCCGGAGTATAGCATGCACGGTACCGCCGACTGATGGGCTGGAGGGATAGACTCTTCGGCCCGCGCAGCGCGTCGGCCGAGACAAGATCCGTCGATCATATCGGCCGCCAGGTCAGTTGGTCAGATCCGCAGGCAATGATGCAGCTGTTCGGCGTGATGGCCCAGCAGGGAACGCTGCCGACCGTGCCGATCGCCGCCGCGCTTCAGGTGCCGGCGGTCCTTGCGGCGGTCACCTTCCTTTCGCGGACACTTTCATCGCTTCCGCTCCACACCTTCAAGACCGGGGATCACGGCGCCCGCATCGAAGATGACCAGTCGCGACTGCTCAGCGACGCGCCGAACGAAGAATGGTCGAGCTTCGACTGGCGCCGGTATCACTGGCAACAGGTGTTTACCGGCGGCCGCGGCATGAACTGGATCGAGCGCGTAGGCGGACGCGTCGTCGGAATCTGGCCGATGGATCCGGCAAAGACCGTGATCGGCCGCCGCGACGGCCGCAAATATTACCGGCTTGAGGGCCGCGAATATCCGGCGGCCGACGTTATCGATACCCCGTTCATGCTGAAGAGCGATCAGCTCGGCTCATTCAGTCCGATCGTGACCTGCAACAAGGCGATTTCGCTCACGATCGCGATGACCGATTACGCTGGCGGCTTTTTCGTGGGTGGCGGCATTCCTCCGCACGCCCTGGCGGGGCCGCTGCCCGCTGGGCCTGAAGCGATGAAGCGGGCGCAGGCTGATATCAAGCGCGCGATCGACATGGCGCGCAGCGCTGGTCAATCGTTCTTCGGCCTGCCGCCAGGCTACGAGCTGAAGCCCGTCGGCGCCGACCCCGACAAGGGTCAGATGACAGAAGCGCGGCTGTTCCAGATCCAGGAGATCGCGCGCGCCTTCCAGCTGCCGCCGGTCTTTCTGCAGGATCTGTCGAAGGGCACCTTCAGCAACACCGAGCAGCAGGATCTGCAGCTGGTCAAGCATGTGATCGGGCAATGGGCAAAGGCGTTCGAGGACGAGCTTAACCTGAAACTCTATGGCTGGCGCAATCGAAAGCGCCGGGTGAAGCATAATCTCGATGCGCTGCAGCGCGGGACCTTCAAGGAGCGGATCGAAGGCCTCGCTCGTGCGATCCAAACCAGCCAGATGTCGCCTGACGAAGCCCGGGCGATCGAGGATCGGCCGCCGGATCCCAGCGGTCATGGCGCCAAGCTTTACATCCAGGGTGCAACCGTCCCGCTTGGCACCGTGCTCTCCTCGCCGATCGGCCACAATGGCGGCCCACCTTTGGACGACAATGAAAAGGATCCTGCAGATGCCGGAAACGACCCCGCCTAGCGGGCTGGAAAAGCGCGCGCTCAACGAAGGGCTGGAGCTTCGGGCGGCGTCGGCCGAAGGCCCATCGCGCGTCGCGACCGGATATGTGACCCCGTTCAACAGCCCGACCAACATCGGTGACATGTGGACCGAGGAATTCCTACCCGGGGCGTTCACCAAGTCCCTGCAAAGCCGCGACGTCATCGCGATCCATAGTCACGAGACCGCCCGCATCGTCGGCCGCAAGGGCGCCGGCACGTTGACGCTTCGGGAGGATGACCGCGGCCTGGCATTCGAAAACGAGCTGCCGGACACCACCGACGGCCGCGATCTGGCCGTGCTGATCGACCGCGGCGATATCGCCGGCATGTCGTTCGGCTTCATCGCGACCGTCCAGACATGGGACGACACGGCCAATCCGCCCAAGCGCACGATCGCCGAGGCCGATCTGTACGAGATCACTTACACCGCGATCCCCCAGTACGATGACACTTCGGTCGGGCTGCGATCGCTGGAAGGCGCGCGCGCCGAAAAACGCCAGCACAACAAGGTCGGAGCCATCTGCCGCATCTCAGCGCGCAAGGCGCGCCAGGCGCACGCCGAACGCGGGATCTGATCCCGCCCAAATTTCCGGGCCTCCGCCCGAGGTGACGACGGCCGCGCCGATCGTCCTTCCAGCCCCGCTTCGGCGGGGCTTTTTCATGCCCAGGAGAAATCCATGCCTACGCTGAAGGAACTGCAGGAAAAGCGCGACAAGCTTGTGGCAGATGCCCGCGCCGCCCTCGAAGAGATCAACAAGAATACCGACGAAAGCCGTGCTGCCGAGCTCGAGCAGCGTCACGACACGATCATGAAGGATTATGACAAGGCTGATGCGGACGCCCGTCGCGCTCAGCGTGTCGAAGATGCCGAAAAGGCGCTGGAGGAACGCCAGCGCCGCAATCGCCCCAACGGTAACGACAATGAAGTGTCGGGCCAGGAAGGGGATGAGCAGCTGACCCCGGAGCAGCGCAGCGCGCAGCGCAGCGCCGAGTACCGCGATGCGTTCTACGCGTACATCCGCGCCGAGGGTCAGCAGGGTCTGCTGACCACCGAACAGCGCCAGACGCTGCAGCGCGGCTATCAGTCCATCGAGCAGACGCCCGAACAGCGCGCGCTGACGACCGCCACGAATGCTGCCGGCGGCTTCACCGTCCCGACCGAGCTGCAGGCGATCCTGATCCGCACCATGAAGGCCTTTGGCCCCATGTACGATCCCGCGGTCACCGAAGAGATCTCCACCACGCACGGTCATTCGTTCCCCTTCCCGACGATCGATGACACCGCCAATACCGGTGCTGCGACGACGCAGGGTACCGCGCTGACTGACGATGGCAGCGGCGATCCGGTGTTCGGTCAGAAGTCGATCGGCGCCTTCAGCTTCGGCACGCCGTGGGTCCGCGTGTCCAAGGAGCTGGCGGACGACAGCGTCCTGGCGATGGAAGCGCTTCTCGGCAGCCTGCTCGGCGAACGCCTGGGACGCCTTGCCAACTCGCAGCTGACGGTCGGCGTCGGCACGACCGCGCCGATGGGCATCGTCACCGCCACCGCGGCGGGCAAGACGACCGCCGGCGCCGCGGCCGTCACTTTCGACGAAGTCATGGATTTCGAGCATTCGATCGACCCGGCCTATCGCCAGTCGCCGAAGTTCGCGTTCATGTTCAACGACACGACGCTGCTCGCCTTGCGGAAGCTGAAGGACGGCCAGGGCAATTACCTTTGGCAGGCCGGGAACGTCCAGGCGGGGATCCCGAACACCATCAACAGCCGCCGGTACCACATCAACCAGGCGATGGCATCGATGGCGACCGGCAACAAGTTCATGATCGCCGGCGATCTCAGCAAATATTTCGTCCGCAAGGTCGGGGCCCCGCTGATCGGCGCGATCCAGGACAAGGACTTTTGGCCGGGTTTCGGCGTCGCCGGCTGGATCCGCTTCGATGGCAATCTGCTCGATGCGGCCGCCGTCAAGCACATGAAGAACGCCTGATCAGGCGATCCCAAAGGAACCGGGCGGGGCGCGCAGCCTCGCCCGGCTCTTTCCCGATCGCCGCTGCGGCGACGATCCGGAAAGAGTGAGGAGAGCAATCATGCGTATCACGATGAAAACCGGTCTTTCGGGGCCGCTCTATTGCCTGGCGCCCGGCGACGAAGTTGCGTTCGACGAGGAATTTCCCTTCGGCGCGCGCGAGCTCGGCCGCCACATCGATGCCGGGAACTGCATCTATGTAGGCAGCCAGGAAGACCTGGACGCCTGGATCACGGCCAATCCCGATCCGGAGCCCGAAACGGAGGAAGCCGGCACGCCGGAAGCCGGGGTGGGCGCCGCTGTCGTCGATCATGCCGGCACGCCGCCCAACCCGACCGAGGCCGCTGCGCCGAATCCGGAACCGGCAGCGCCCGACGCGCCGGTCGCTGAGGTGCCGGCAGCCGCCGCCCCTGCGGCTGAAGCCGCGCCGAAGCCCGCTGCCAAGGCGGCCGTGAAGAAGACCAGCTGATGGCGTCGATCGTCTATAACGCCGGTGTGCGCTTTGTCGCGACCGGCGCGATCGATCTCGACACCGACACGTTCTATATGTCGCTGCACACCGCGACCTACGCGCCGGACAAGGATGCGCATGATTATGCGAACGATCTGACGGACGAGGTGGCCGGTACCGGCTACACCGCCGGTGGGAAGGCGATCGTCGCGACGGTCGGCGCGGTCGACGCCGCGAACGACCGCGTCGACGTGACCTTCGCTCCGGTGACTTGGCCGACGGCGACGATCACGAACGCGCGCTATGGCGTGATCCGCAAGCGCCGCGGCGGCGCGCTGTCGGCAGACGAGCTGCTCGCCTGCATCGACTTCGGCGCCAACGTATCGTCGACCGCGGCCGACTTCGTCGTCACGCCGTCGTCGCCGCTTCGCTTCCAGAACTGACGTCGTGGCGATCACGTCGTCGACCGCTGCCTTCGATGGCCCGCCGCAGGCCGACGGCCGCCGCCAGGTCATCGAAACGCATGTGTTGTCGACCGGCGCGATCATCACGATGACATATTACGAGGATCCGGACGAGGATATCGACGCGGCCGCAGCTGCTCGGGCGCCTTCGCTGCTCGCCGGCCTGGCCGATGCGGAAGCCAAGGATAATGTCGAACGCGACGGGCCGCCTTCGCTGAGCAATCAGACGGATGCCGAGTTTGCAACGCGGGTGCGCGAGATGGTCCGCGCGGCCGACACGCAGCGGGCTTGCTATCTGGCCTGGTGGCTGGTGCGCCGCATCGAGGCCGGCGACGTCACCGATGCGACATGGCGCGCCGCTTTCGGCCTTAACGCCGGCCAGTGGGCCGCGCTCAAGTCGGCCAAGCTCTATCCTCGCCACGATGCCTGGGCGGCCGTCCTAGCGGCGACGGGGGAATAAATGGCCAATCGCTATGTCTGGTCGGGCGCGTCCGGCGCCGGCACCGGCGCCGACTGGACGAATGCCCACACCACGCTGTCGGCGGCGATCACTGCCGGCGCCGCCGGCGATGTTTATTACGTCGCCCATGATCACGCCGAGACGACCGCGTCCGCGTTGACGATCACGTTCAAGGGCACTTCGGGCACGCCCGATCGTTGCCTTTGCGTCAATCGGGCGGGGTCGGTGCCGCCGGTCGCCGCCGATCTTACGACTGGCGCGAGCGTCACGACCACAGGCAATAGCAACCTGTTCGTCCTGGGCGGTGTCCGCGTTCGGGGCCTGACGTTCAATTGCGGCACCGGCGCGAACAGCACATCGCTTCGATTCGGCGACAGCGCGGTGCGGATGATCTTCGAAAACTGCACCTTCAATATTGTCGCAACCGGCGCGAGCGCGGCGATCCAGCCAAACGGAACCACGGCCGCCGGTCGCGATGTCGAGTGGCGCAACTGCAATGTGTCGTTCGCCGCAACGGGTCAGTCGATCAACTGCTTCGGCAATCGCTTCATTTGGAACGGCGGAGCGCTGCAGGCGGGGACAGCCATTCCCACCACACTGTTCTCTACCGCCAGCAGTACCGGCGGCGAAATTTACGTCGAGGGCTTGGACCTTAGCCAGGCTGGCAGCGGCAAGAACCTGATCAGTGGCGGCGTCACGGGTCGAACGATCTTTCGCAACTGCAAGCTGGGCGCGTCGGTCACGCTCTCGACCTCCCCGATTCAGAACTCCTTGGGCAAGGCGATGCTCATCGGCTGCAATTCGGGGTCGAATGTCCAGCGCAATGAGACAATCCAGTACGAAGGCGTGCTGACCACCGAAACCACGATCGTTCGGACCGGTGGCGCCACGGATGGGACGACCCCCTATTCGTGGAAAATCGTCAGCAACTCCAACAACAAAGAAGATTGGAACTTCGAAACCTTCGAAGGCAGCTTCTGGAACGACGCCGTCGGCTCGGCAAAGACCCTGACCGTCCACGTGGTCACCGACAATGTCACCTTGACCGACGCCGAGATCTTCCTCGAGGTCGACTATCTCGGCGACGGCAGCTTTCCGATCAGCGGCCGAGCAGCCGACTGCAACGCCACGCCGCTGACGGCCGCCGCCAACCAGGCCTCCGACAGCGGCACCGCCTGGACCACGACGGGCCTGACGACGCCGGTGAAGCAAAAGCTCGAGGTGACATTCACGCCCCAGAATAAGGGCCCGATCCGCTGGCGCGTTCGTTATGCAAAGGCCTCTTCCACCGTTTATATCTGCCCTAAGCCGGACTTTACCTAGTGGCTGAGTGGCTGGCGCCTTCGGGCGAGCTGGTCACTCCTGGCGCGGCCGCCTGGCTGACGCCGGGCGGGACCTTCATTCCGGATGCCTCGAGCACGTCTGCCGGCAATGCGACGGGCGCGATCGGCACGGTTACGATCAGCGCCCCTGCAGGCGGTGCGGTGGGTCAGGCCGCAGCCGCCGGCGCGATCGGCTCGATATCGATTGTCACGCCGGCTGGCGGAGCGACCGGCTCGGCCGCGGCGTCGGGCGACGTCGGCGTTATCACGACGTCGGCGCCAGGCGGGATTGCGATCGGCGGCGCCTGCGCCGGCGGACAGATCGGTACCGTTACGCTTTTCGCTCCGTCTGGATCGGCGGCGGGCAAGGCCTCGGCGATCGGAGCGATCGGGACGGTCACGTTCTCGCCGCCAACGGGACAGGCGTCCGGTGCCGGCGTTGGGTTTGCCAGCGGGGCGATCGGGACGATTGGCGTCGCAGCGCCGAACGCGATCGCGACTGGCAAAGCTGCCGCATCGGGCGCGATCGGGACGATTTCTATCGTCGCGCCGCAAGGAATCGCGGTCGGCGGAGGAACGCCCTTCGCCGGGCCCCGCAAGACCGTGCTGCATTCGGTTCGGATCGGCGCCGCGCGCCCTGCACAGCGATCGGGCGCAGCTCGGCCGCGCAATGTTTCGAGAGGTTGAACGATGAGCCTTCGCCTGGTGACGCCGCCGGACGGCTTTCCGGTATCGATCGAAGAGGCGCGCACGATGTGCCGGGTCATCGGCGGCGAAGAGGATGCGATGCTGGGGCCGTTGATCGCGGCAGCTACGACGCACGTGGAGCTCTACATCGGGCGCTCAATTCTGCCCCAGGTTTGGGAACTTCTGCTCGACGGCTTCGACGATAGCATTCTACTTCCGCGCGGACCGGTTACGACAATTGAGTCTGTCGAATATTACGACGTCGACGAGCAGCTGCAGACAGTCCCCGCCACCGACTATGCCCTTGATGCTGCGTCGGATCCTCAATGGCTTGTACGCGCCACCACCGCGAATTGGCCGGGCGTTGCGGGCGGCATAAACAATGTGGTGATCCGATTCACCGCTGGGTATCCGGATACGGCGATCGAGCGCCATGCGATCAAGCAAGCGATCCTGCTGCTGATCGTGCAATGGTTCGACAATCCGAGCGCGGTGATCACCGGGCCGATCGTCAGCTCGATGCCCAATGCGGTCGAGGCGCTGCTTTGCAACGTGCGCAGTTTCAGCTGATCCCATGCAGCAGACCGCCAAATATAACCGGCGCGCCAAATTCTATAGCGTTACGATCGCGCGCGATGCCGCCGGCATTGAAAAGGCGACGCCGGAGCTGATCTGCGAAACCTTCTGCAGCGTGCAATATGGCTCCAGCGCCGATCGACGCGTCGCCGCTGGCACCGAAGCCGGGCAGGCGGTGACTGTTCGCGTGCGATCCAACGCGCCACTGCGTTCCGTTGATGTGCTCGACCGGGTCGAGATCCGTGGCGATCCCGCAATATACGCTATCGAAGGCATCGCTCCGATCGGCCGCGGCGAGGAAATCGAATTCACCGGCATGTCGGCCAAGGGCGCTGGCGCATGACGGGATCCTTGAAGCTCGAGGGGTTTTCGGAGCTCGAGGCCATTCTCGCCAGGTTCGAAGATACGAAAGTCACCGACAGGATCGGATCGCGCGCCGGCAATAGCGCCATGAAATACATGCTGACGGCCCTTGTCGGCGCACTGCCCGTCGGGACGCGGCCGACGTTGCGTCGCCGGAAGCGGAAGGACGGCAGCATCGCCGAGGCTGATTATGGCCGCGTGACGACAAATGTCCGAATTAAGCGGATCCGCAAGGCCGAGGGTACCACTCAGGTTTGGACTGTCAGCACCAACGCCGCCTTCTGGTGGTGGATGAACGAATTCGGGACGGTCAGCCAACCCGCCAACCCGATTATGCGGACAGTTTGGGAACGCGAAGGCCCGGACTTGCCGGCGCGGATCGGCAAGGATCTTTGGACCGGTATCGAGCGCGCCGCAAAATCGCGCGGCGTCAATGTCACGGGGCGGAGTATCTAGATGGATCTCGAGCTCGTGAAGCGGCTCGTCGACGCGGCGTCGATCGCTGCGATCGTTGACCAGGCGGTGAGCTGGCACGAGCGTCCGGCAACGCTAGGCTTCCCTTCGATTGTCCTGACGATTGCCGCGCCTGGTCGCGAATATACGCATGGCGGCGCCGACGGCCTGGATGAACCACGCGTCCAGCTCGACATGTTCGGCCTCGATGCCGTCGAGCTGATTACGCTCAAGCGCGCGGTAATCGCGGAGATGGAATTGCCGCGGGACGTCGATGGCATCCGCTTTCACGAAGGCTTTCTCGAGACCGAGTTCACGCCGCCGGCGGAAATTCTGCCGGACGGACGGCGCGCTTACCGCGTCACCCACGAGTGGTCATTTTTCTGGGAAAATCTGAGTTAATGGAAAGGATTAGGCGATGACTGGTAACGCCAAGAGCAGCTTTGGAACGAAATTTTACCTGGTTCCCGACGGTCAGACGATCACCGGCGGCCTTGTTGCCGAAATGATCAAGACGGGAAAGCCGAAGATCTCGCGCGGCATGCAGGATGTCACGACGCATGATAGCGCCGGCGGCGCGGAAGAAGTGATCCCCGAGGGCACCTACAAGGTCGAACCCTTCACCATCACGATCCATTACGTCGCCAACAGCACTATCGACCAGGCGTTGATCTTGGCCATGACGGGCGGCGCCCTCCAGGACTTCGAGATCCATGAGAAGGGTGCGGCAGGGCTGATCAAGACCCCTGGCTCCGGCTATATCAGCGATTATGGGCCTGACGATGCCGAGGTGCGCGGCAAGCAGACGGCGACCTTTACGGTCACCCCGACCGGCGCACTGACCGCCAAGTCGGCCGTTGCCTGATATGGGTGAGACCATCGCGCCGCCGGCTCCCGAGGTCGAGTTCCATTTCGAAGGCCAGGATTATGTCATGGTCTTCGACTGGGGGGCGCTCGCCTTTTACGAGCGCACCATGTCGGAATCGATCTTCGCGGTCTTTGCCGAGCTCGAGCGATATCAGGTCGCGGCCGACGCAAAGGTTCCGAATATCGAGCGCTATGCGCCGCGCATGTCGGCGGTCGGCGCGCTGGTGAAAGCCGGGCTGCACCATCATCACCCCGCGATCAGCTTCGACACGGCCATGCGCATGTTCTCAGATCCCGCCGTGCAAGCGGCGCTGGGTTCCGCCAGTGACGCGTCGATGGGCGGCGGGGAAGGTGCAGCGGGAAAGCCGATGCCCGCGCCGCAGAAGGCGCGGGCGACGAGGAAACGGGCTTCGACTGGGACCAAGCCATCGCCGGCTGGGTCGAAGCCGGCGGCACGATCGAAGAATTCTGGCGCTCGACGCCGCGTTTGACGGTCATCCAGATTCGTGGCGCCGCCCGGCGCCGCGACCTCCTGGCCTGGCAGATCGGCCGAGCGGTCCGCGATACGTCGATAACCAACCTCGCTGATTTTATAGGCGAGGATGAAGAGGGCGATCGACCCGGGCGTCGTGAAGCGCCCCAGTCGGCGGTCGAGATGGCCCACAATCTGGCGGTCTGGCGCGCGATTTACGGGCTGCAGGCGATCCATGTTCCGAATGACGAGGAGTAGGCGATGTCGGGTAAAAGCCTGATCGGCGCGCTGCGCGTTACCCTTGGCCTGGATTCGGCGCAGTTTTCGAAGGGTTCGGCCAAGGCGAAAAAAGAGCTCAACGATTTTCAGAAGTCCGCGCAGTTTCTTAAAAACGCTCTTGTCGGTCTGATCGGCGTCGATTTGATCGGTCAGTTTCGCGAGCTCGGCCGCGCGGCCCTAGATAGCGTTGGGGGTCTAGGCGAAGCTGCGGCGCAATTGGGCGTGACGACCGATGCCCTGCAGGAGTTCCGCTTTATCGCGGTGCAGACGGGGCAGTCGCAGGAAGATCTCGACCTCGCACTCGGCCAGCTTACGAAACGCCTGGGCGCTGCGGCCGACGGAGCGAAAAAGCCGACGGCCGCGTTGGCGAAGCTCGGCGTCGTGTTGAAAGATAGCGACGGTAAGGTGCGGGGGACCGACAAAGTGTTGCTCGATATCGCGGGCGGACTTGAGAAGGTTGCCACACCGGCGGAGCGTGCGGCGATCGCCACCGACCTGTTCGGTAAATCGGGCATGAAAATGCTTCCTTTCCTGGAGGAGGGAAAGACCAAGCTCAAAGGCTATATCGACGAAGCGCATCGTCTGGGCGTCGTCATCGACGAAGCGACGATCGCCAGCGCCGACAAAATCGCCGACGAGCTGGCGGTGCAGGACAAGGTGATCGAGATGCGCATGAATGCGCTTCTCGCATCGAGACGAGAGCAGATCGCATCGCTCGAAACATCCTGGCAGGATATCAAGATCGGCTCGATCGACGCCGGCGCCTCGGTGATCAAGTTCTTCTCCGATTGGACCGATTGGGCCGCCAAGGCTCAAGTCTGGATCGATTCGACCGACGCCAAGATCAACAACTTCTTCGCGGGCATCTGGCGCGGCGTCGAAAATTTCAACCAGCGATCGATCGCGGCGGCCGACGCCGTCGTGGCGATGTTCGCCGCCTTGCCTCGCAACGCCATCACTTCGATGCAGCGCCTTGTCTCGGGTGCGCGCGAGTGGCTTGGCAATCAGCTGACGGCGATATTCGAGGGGCTTCGGCGCCGGATCGAGGCGGCAGGCAAGTGGTTCTACGATCTGTACGATAAGGTTGTCGGGCACAGCTATATTCCCGACATGGTCGACGAGATCGGCGTCCACATGGCGCGCCTCGATGTCGAACTGGTCAAGCCCACCGAGAAGGCCACGACGAAAGCGGCGGAAGCCTTTCGTGCGCTTCAGCAGGAAGTATCGAGCATACTTTCCCGCCTGTTTCCCGAAATGGCGGAACTCAACCAGTTCGAGGCCGAAAAGAAGAAACTGAACGACTATTTCGATGCAGCGAAGAAGGGCAGCAAGGACGCCCTCGCCCTGGAGCAGCAGCGTGCCGCTGCGGTCGAAGCTTTGTCGCGCGCATATCTGGGGCTGAACCGCGATATCGCCGGCGCCCAAGTCGGCGAGGGGGCGACCGATATCGAGCTGCTGACTGGCGGGAAAACTATCGAGGAAATCAGCGGCGAGATCGACGACCAGTTCGCCGAGACGATGGGCAAGCTGAAGAACCAGGCCGACGTTGCGAAGGTCAAGATCGTCGAGAGCTTTTCGCAGATGGTCGATGGCGCGCTGCGCCAGCTCGACCGCTTCATCGGCGGGATAAAATCGGGCAATTGGCTCGATATCATCGGCGGACTTCTCGGCGCGATCGACGGGATCGCGGCGACCCTGACGGGCGGTAAGGGGTTCAACCTCGGCCCGCTTGTCTTCGGCAACGGCAGCGCGTCGGGCGGGGTACCCGGTTTCGCGAGCGGCGGATCGATGACGCTCGGCGGCTTTCGAGGGATCGATCGTAACCTGCTGTCGATGAACGGCAATCCGATCGCGCGGGTTTCGGAGAATGAGCGGCTGACGATCACGCCCGCCAATGATCGCGGTGGCGGCGGCGCAAGCCGGGTCGACGTCTTTGTTCACCCCTCGGGCGAATTCGATACGCGCGTCGCCACGACGGCGGACCAACGCGTCGCCGCGCACGCGCCATCGATCGCGCGCGCCGGCGCCTCGATGGCGGTAAGCCAGCTCCGCCGACAGGCCGGACGCAGCCTGGACTGAGTTATGGCATTTGTTGATCTGCCGGCGTCGCCGGGCCCGGCGTCGTGCCGGTTCATACCCGTGCGTTTTAGCGAGCTGCTGACGCCGCCGATGGGCGGCGAGGATCAGCAGATCAATCACCTGGGCAACCGCTGGGCGATCGAGGTGCGTCTGCCGCGACTTTCGCTGGCGCAGGCGCGCGAATGGTCGGCGGCGCTGACGGACGGCGCCCGCAACGGCGCGCGGTTCAAGCTCCGCCAGCTCGACCTGGTGATCGGCGCGCCCGGTACCGTCCTGGTCAACGGGGCCGGGCAGGGCGGACTGACGCTCAACGTCGACGGGATGACGCAATGGGCGGGCTGGACCCGTGGCCAGTTCGTCAACGTCATCACCGGCGGCCGCCGGCTGCTCTACATGTTCAGCGCCGCTGGGCATTCGGCCGACGGGACCGCGGCGTTGCCGTTCAACACTCCGCTGCGTCGGTCGCCCGCCGACAATGATGTCGTCGACTTCATGCCGCAGATCGAGGGTACGCTGAGCGGCGCCGACGACTGGGAAATCGACGATCTGCGCCTCGGTACCGCGCCGCCGTTCATGATCCGCGAAATGGTCTGAGACGTGGCGGCCTTGAACGATCCGGTCATCACGCTCGTCGGGCTGATGAAGATCGACATGCCAGGCGGCGAAGTGCGCCTGTGCGATGGCGGCCGCGCGATGTTCGATAGCGGATCGGGCGCGCAGGAATATCTGTCGGCGCATAGCGTATGGGGCACGATCGCCGGCGCCGAAGAGATCGAGGACGCGATCAACGATAGCGCGCCCGGGGGCGGATTGGCCTTGTCGCCTGCACCTAGCACGCCTCTGTCGACCATCATCAACCCGGCCCTGCAGTTCTGCCGCGTACGTTTCTGGCTCGGACTGGTCGATGCGGACATGGTCACTGTGTCGAATGCGATCTTTCTCGGCGACAAGTTGATCGACGTGCCGACCTGGCATCCGGACGCCTGGCGGCTCGACTTCGAGCTGATCGACCGTACCGAGCGACTGTTCCTGCGAAACGAGGGAAATGTCTGCTCATCGGCATTTCACCAGTCGATCTGGCCGGGCGAACGGGGTTTCGACAATTGCACCGACACACCGGGCCAGGTGGCGTGGGGCACCGAATCCACGCCCAGCGGTACCGCCTATGGGACCGGTAGCGGCGTCGGCGGAGGCGGGGGCGGTGGAAGTCGATCCTTCTCCGAGCGGATGCTGAACGAGCTGCAATGAAAACGCTGACTTTGCCCGAACGGGCTGCCCGGACCGGAAAGGTGCTCGAGCGATATCGCATGCGCCCCTTTAGCTGGAATGGCGCGAGCTGCATTCACCTCGCGCGCGCGCAAGCAATCGCGATGGGACATCGCGTGCCCCAGCTCGGTACGATCCGGTCAGCGATCGGCGCGAAACGCGCCCTCCGCGACCAGGGCCATGAAACGGTGCAGGATCTGCTCGACAGCCTATTTCCCCGGGTCACGCCGTTGGCGATGCTGATCGGCGATGTCTGCACGCTTCGCGGCGAAGATGACGAGGACACAGGACTAGCAGCGATCTGTATCGCCGACGGGCAGGGCAATCTGTTCGGGTGGCACGCACAGGATCCGTCGCAGCTCAGGACAATCAAGTTCGGGCTGGCTGACGTGGACGGAGCGTGGCGTCTGTGAGCAAGGTTTTCCGCACGCTCGGGAAGATCAGCGGGATCCTCTCGGCAGTCTTGGCGCCAATTAACCCGGTCATTTCGGCCGCGCTCGCGGTCAACTCCGCCTTGATGTCGACGGCCGCGCAGCTGACAGCGAAACCACCGCCGGCGAAGGGGCAGATCAACGAGCGGTTGATCGGCCGCAACAATCCCATGCCTTACCTGGTTGGATCGCGCGTCTATTCGGGCGGTGTCACCGTGTGGGACGTGGGCTGGGGCGGGACGATCGACAAGGTCGCCAACCCCTATCGCTTCATTCCCGCGGTCTACTCGTGCGCAGGCCCGGTAGGCGGGCTGATCGCGGCGCAACTCGACTTCGAGACCGTGTCCTTCAGCGGCAATGCCGCCACCGGATATTATTCCGGGTTCCTCTATCGCGATTACCAGCTCGGCGCCTCGCCAGAGGCCGACGCGCTGGCCCCGCAGTGGAGCGGCGCGCCAGGCTGGGGCAGCGCATACAAGCTGTCGGGCTTCGCTGCGATTGGCTGGTCGTTCAAATTCGACAAGAAGGGCAAGGTCTTCGTCCAGGGCATTCCGCAGATGGGCGGGATCTGGAGCGGCGTTGCCGTCTATGACCCGCGCAAGGACAGCACGCGGCCCGGCGGATCCGGATCGCAGCGGATCAACAACGAGGCCACCTGGAGTTTTACCGGCAACGACAATCCCGCGCTGCACGCGCTCGCCTATGCCTATGGCCGGTACCAGAACGGGCTGAAGGTGTTTGGCGTCGACCTAGGTGGGGCCGCGATCGACATCATGGGCGCCGCCGCCTGGGCGAATGTTTGCGAGGCGAACGACTGGAAAGTCGGCGGCACGATCTATGAGCCCGGTAACAAGTGGGACAATCTGAAACGGCTGTGCGAGGCCGGCGGCTGCTCGCCCGTCTTGTCGGGCGGCATGTTGACCTGGCATTACGAGGCGCCGCGCGTCGCGCTGGACACGATCCGCGCCACCGACATGGCGGGCCCGGGCGCCGCCGTGCAGATCGTCCAGCCCTGGGCAAGCCGGGTCAACACAATGGTCGCGCGTTTCCGCAGCGAGGCGCATCAATGGGGCTATCCGCAGACCGATGCGATCAACGTCGCCGCGTTCGTGACGGCCGACGGCGAGGTAAAGCGCGAAGAGCGCCAGTTCGACCTTGTGCTGAGCGGCGATCAGGCCGTCGAGCTGTTGCTCTATGACCTTTACCGCCGACGCGAGGCCGGGCCGTTCGTGATTCCGTGCAAGCCGCGGATCGCCGACTATGGTCCCGGCGACGCCCTGACGATCGCGGCCGACTGCAAATTGTGGCCGACCGACATATTGGCGATCGTGACGAAACGCGGGATCGATCCGATCCGGGGATGTCCGACGCTGGAGCTGGTTGGCGAGACGACGGCCAAGCACGCCGCGATCCTTGGCGCCACCGCGACGGTCGCGGCCGCGCCGACACTGCCGACGCTGGCCGAAAAGGCGGCGGTCTATGGGCAGAACAGCGATCCGGCTGGCTATGGCCTGGCGCTGATCCAGACGAGCTATATCTCAGGCGTCGGCGGCGCGACGCTCACGTCGGCCGACGTCGGCTCGACGGCGTCGATCGTCGCGGCCGCGCACAACCGCGTTTACCCCGACCGCACGGTCGCGGTGAACGGCGCGACCGTCGGCACGGCATTCGGGTTCGGCGCCGGCGTCTGGGTCTATTACGATGACCCAAACCGCGCCGGCGGGGCTGTGACCTATGTCGCGACGACAGATCCGCTGATCGCTGCAGCCAGCGATGCACACCCCGACCGGCATTTCGTCGGCTACATCGTCACCGCGACCGATGGCGGCGCCGGCACGGGCGGCGGCGGCGGCTCTCCCCCGGGATGGGGCGGTAGCGGGCCCGACGGGCCGCTGCCCTGATCCTTCAGAAAAGGAACGAAGATGGCCGTTGGCCCCGACTATGTCGCTGCGATCCGCGCGGCGGGAGCGATCTATTGGCCGCTTGCGACGGCGAAGTTTCGTCCCCGCAAATGGCAATGCGTCTTTCGCGGCATCGATCTCTCGGCCGCGACCTTCGCCGCCCAGGTGCGCACGATGCCCGACGCCGGCGGCGCCGCGCTGCTGACCTTCAGCTGCTCGGCCGCGCTCGCCGGCGCCGACACCTGGCTGACGCTGCAGGCGGCCGAGGCCGACATCAACGCGCTGCCGGCGCCGCCGGAGCTGGGACGCAACGCCGAATTCTATTGGGACTGCAACATGACGCCCGCCGGTGACGTGAAGCGCTTGATTTTCGCGGGTGAATTCATCCGCATTGGGGGAGTGACGCAATGACCAGTCTTGCCGTGGCCGGATCGGTCATCGAAGTCGCGCTGCCGGGCGATATCGCTTACGCGAAACAGCAGGCCTCCCTGGCCGACGCCGCGCGCGTGCTGGCGGAAACGGCCGCAGGCGTCGCCACCACCGTGGCCCAGGGCCGGTATTATGGGAGCTATGCGGCGGGCAATGCCGCAACGACGGCAGGGCAATATTTCGCGGTCTTCACTGGGGGCAATTACAGTTTCCATGTGAACGGCAATGCGACGCCGGTTTTCGTGATGCCGAAGGTCGACACGTCGGGCAACATGACGCTGGTCAGCGCACAGTTCCCGATGATCATTTACGAACGCACGTCGGTGGGCACCTGGTCGACGGGCTACAGCGGCACGTCTGGGGACAATAGCTGGACATTGCGGGTCAACGGCACGCTCGTCTTGGGTGCCCTCCCGAGCGGCAATGTCGGCATAGGTGTCGCGGTCCCCGCTGCGCGACTGCATGTAAAGTCGACGGTTGAAATCATGCGCCTCGAAACGACCACCGCTCGCGGTGGGGGCAATGGGTTCATTGGTATCTACGACCCGACGGGATTGAAATCGGTTGTCGGTCACGCCGCTTCCGATGACCGCCTGCAGTTGGTCAACTACATGAATGCCGCGCTACGGCTGGGCATGAATGCGAGCGAACTTTGGGAAATCAACGGATCGCGCCTGATGCCTTTGGCCGACAACGGGTACGCTTTGGGCGGTCCCAGCAATCGGCCCAACACCATTTATGCTGCGACCGGTTCCATCAACACGTCAGATGGCCGCGAGAAGACGGCAAAGCGCGCCTTCACGGCACCCGAACTTGCCGCTGCCAAACGGATCGCCGCTGAAATCGGCATCTTCCAGTTTCTTGATGGCGTGCGCGATCATGTCGGCGTCATCGCGCAGGAAGTCTGGTCGATCATGGCGGACGAGGGGCTGATCGACCCGATCGTTGAGGGCGAGACGCCGAGCAGCTCATACGCCTTCCTCTGTTACGACGAATGGGACGCGACTGATTCGGTCGCGCCGGTCGAAGCGATTGATGAGGAGCTGGACGGCGACGGTAACGTCCTGGTCCCTGCGCGACCTGCCATCCCCGGACAGGCAGGCCGGGAGGCAGGCAACCGCCTCGGTATCCGTCCGGACCAGCTTTCCCTCTTCCTGATCGCCGCCCAGGAGCAGCGCCTCGCCGCGCTGGAGGCGGCGCTGTGATGATGCGGCTGCTTGGCGGCGCCGGGCTGCTGCTGATCCTCTTCCAGTTGAAAGGGGCGGTCGTACCCTATGTGATCGCCGCCACGTTTTGCGGTGCGCTTCTTCGCGCGCGATCGCGCGCACCGACCCCAAATTGACAGGAGAATGACGATGCCCACCCGCAATGTCGCGGCGGCGCCGAAGGCGCCGTCGCAGAAGATCTATGACGCCTATCGCAATGCGAAGGGCAAGCCGCGGCGCCCGGTCGCCGAGATCGGCAGCGTCGAGTTCGGCGAGCTCACGCGCCAGGCGCCGTCGGCCGACGGATCCGCACGGCCGTGAACCTGGAATCGCACGGTGGCGAAATCGCCGCGACTGCAGGCAAGCTTTCGCCGCCGCTCGCCGTGAGCGGGATGGTCGTCATGGGAATTCCGCTCAACGAGCTGGTGCTGATCGCGACGCTGATCTTCACCGTCCTGCAGATCGCGCTCCTGGTCTATAATTTCGTGAAAGCTCGGCGCGATGGTGACGCAGATTAATCCCGTCCCGTCGCCGGCGCCGGCAACACCGCCGGCGCGTACCGGCGGGTTGAAGGTTGCCGGCGCGATCGGCGCGGCGATCGCGGCGATCCTCGGCGGCGTGTATGCCAATGAGGGCGGGTATGTGAACAATCCGAACGATCCTGGCGGGCCGACGCGCTTTGGCGTGACCCAGGCCGTCGCGCGCGCCGCCGGGTACCGCGGCGACATGCGATACTTCCCGAAGCATTGCTCGGGCCCGGTCACCGTCTGCGCCGACGACATATACCTCAATCGTTATATCGTGGCGCCCGGGTTCCTGCCGATCGTCGAAGCGGATCCCGCGGTCGGCGGTGAGCTGGTCGACAGCGCGGTCAATTTCGGGCCGACGCGCCCGAGCTGCTGGCTGCAGCAGACCCTCAACGAATTTCATGCGTCGCCCGTGCTGAAGGTCGATTGCAAGGTCGGACCTCGCACGGTTGCCCGGTACCGCCAGGTGCAGCGCAATATGGGGAAGGTCACCGCCTGCGTTCGGACGCTCGACGGGCTCGATTCGAAGCAGCGCGCGGAATATGACCGGCTGATCCGCGTCAATCCGAAGCTCCGCACCTTTCACAAGGGCTGGATCGCGCACCGCATCGGCAATATCGACCGCAAGACGTGCGGGCAGGGGATCGATTGATGATCGGCAGCTATATCCGGATCGGCGTCGGCGTCGCCTTCCTCCTGCTCCTGGGTTGGGCGCTTCGGCTCGACGCGCTGCGCGCCGATTGGCGCGAACGGTTCATCGGCCTTCGCGACCAGGCCGGGTCGGTTCTCGCGTCGATCCGTATCGCATCGGACAATCCGGACCTGGAATGGAAGGACGCCGCGCGCCAGGTCGACGAGCTCGACAAGTCGCTGACCGGGTGGAAGTCGCAGGCCGAAACGCTGAGCGGCGCGGTCGACGCGATGGGCGCCGAGACGAAGCGACTGCAGGCCGAGAATGCCGCGCTGACCGAGAAGGTCCGGGCGCTCAACGCCAGGCGGCGCGAACTGATCGCCAGCCTCGAGCAGGACGCGCTGGATCCGGGCGACGTCGCCGATTGCTGGGCGCAGATCCGCGAGGTCGACGACTCCCTCAATCAGCTTCGCCAGGAAGGCTTCTGATGCGCCCCATGATCATCGCCTCGCTGCTCCTGTGCAGCTGCAGCTCGCCGACGATCGTTCGCGATCGGCCGACGTCGATATCGGTGCCGGTTATCCAGAAATGCGCCGGCGAGAAGCCGGCCGCCGTAACGCCGCTGAAGCAGCGCGTGACCGACGCGCAATGGGACGCGCTATCGCCGAAGCAAAAGGCGGAGCTGGTCGCGGCCCAGGGGCTTCGCCGCATGAACAATGGCGACGAATTGGCGGCCGCGACGTCGGCCTGCTGATGCGCTGCACATATTGCGGCTCGAGATCGCACACCGAACTTTACTGCCCAAGGACACACGCCGGGCAGGGCCGGCGGATGGATTTGCGCTGTTCATATTGCGGGAGCGCGAAGCATAATCGGGACGCCTGCCCGAAGGCCTGGCCCGGCCCGAACCCCGTAAGGTTGCTCGACTAGACTGACTCAACCTGAGTCAGATCCACGATCGATATCGCCGCCAAAGCTGCGCCCAAAGTGGGGGTATCGGTGGGGGTATCGACGCGTAGCTCATCGCCGCCGCGCGGCAGAAAACCGAGCTTTCGCCTCTCCAATAGCGGGGAGGGATTATCCGCGACACTCATTCCGGCCGATCGGCGGAAAACCGCGCTTCATTAGAAATCACTGGAGATCATTACATGTTGACGATCGGCGCGGCGAAAGCCGCGGCGCCGCAGGCGCGCGCCTATAAGATGGCCGACGGGGGAGGACTCTTCCTGTTCGTCACGCCGGCGGGGCACAAGAGCTGGCGGCTCAAATACCGCTGGCGCGGTCGCGAGAAGCTGCTCGTCCTGGGCAGCTTTCCCGACATGCCTTTGCCGGCCGCGCGCGGCGCGCGTGAGCTCGCGAAGCAGCAGCTCGCCGCGGGCGTCGATCCGGGCAAGCGCGCCGATCGGGGCGAAGGCCTCGAGGCGATCGCGCGGGCTTGGCATGCGCACCAGTTGCCGCACTGGTCGCCGGCGCATGCCGAGGATGTTCTCGCCAGCCTAGCCCGCGACGTCTTCCCGACGATCGGGGCCCGGCCAATCGGTTCGATCGAGCCGGCCGAGCTGCTCGCGATCGTTCGCGAGGTCGAGCGGCGCGGCTGCCTCGAGAGCGCTGGTCGACTCCGCCAGCGGCTGTCCGCAATCTTCGGCTTTGCGATCGCCGAAGGCCATGTGGCAACGGATCCGGCCGAGAAGCTTGGCCGTGCAATGAAGGGCGGCAAGCTCGCCACGCCGCACCCGGCGCTGACGACGATCGCCGAATGCCGCGAGCTGCTCTCCGCATGCGCCGAGCTCGAGGTGGCGCCGGCCGTCCTGGGCGCGTCGCAGCTGCTCGCACTTACGGCCGTGCGCCTCGATGCCGTGCGCGGCATGCGATGGGACGAGATCGAGGACCTGGACGGCGCCGCGCCGATCTGGCGGGTACCGCCGGCGCGGATGAAATTATCGCGCGCGAAGAAGGGCGAAGAGCGTTTCGCGCACCTGGTGCCGCTGTCGCCGGCCGCGGTCGACGTCCTGCGCGCGGCCGCCCGTCGACGTCGCGGATCCGCACTCGTCTTTCCTGGGCGCGATCGCGCGCGGCCGATCGGCGAGGCAACGCTGCGTGAGCTCTATTCGCGGACGGCGTTCGCCGGCCGCCATGTGCCGCACGGGTGGCGCGCCAGCTTCTCGACGATCCTGAATGAGGAGCTCGACGAGCTATGGTCCGCCGCGATCGATGCCGCGCTCGGGCATAGCGCGAAGGACAAGGTTGAGGCGGCGTACAACCGAGCCGAGCGGCTGCAGCGCCGGCGCGAGCTCTTGAACCGATGGGGCGAGATGCTGGCCGGCTAAGGGGCCGACCCTAAGGCCGGCCCCGGAAAGACGAGTATGTGCACTCGAGCCCACCTAGCCCCGATTTGGTCGCACGCATCGTCGCAACCGTCAATCTGCATTCCCGCGCTGCAGATTTGTCCGAAGAATGCCGCATCTTTCGGACAAAGGGCGCTGCCCGATCGTGCCGAAGGGGCGGGGCAGGGTGGCACGGATCGTGCTCTCGGCCCCTGCCGAGCCCCGCGACGGCGCAGCCGGCGCGCACGACGGTGCGGCCAGCGGTAACGCTGGTGGAAGGTTTTCCGGGTAGGGGTCGGAGCAGATCTTAAGGCGCGTGCCGAAGGCACTCCTTTCACGGGATATTATTTATATCCCCCGGGTTTCAACGTCGCTCGACGATTCGCGCTCCTGGTCCAACAGGGCTGCGATGCGGGCGAGGGTTTCTCCCGCCAGCTCATCGCCGGCCCACGTCGTCGCGTGGAACTCGGCCGAGCTCATGCTGTCCAGCGTGGCCTGCCAATCCTTGGCGTGCTGCTCGCGCGCCCAGTCGGCGTCGTCGGGCGTCGGCGCGTTGCCGAGCAGTTGCTTCACCATGCGCTCGAGCGGCTTCGGAAGCAGCAGGGCATAGGCATTCGAGATCTGCTTGACCTGAGGGCCGGCGCCGTCGGCATCTTCGATGGGCTCGCTTCGTCGGACCCAATGAAGGAAGCCAGCCTGGCGGAGACGGCGCAGCGCGGCATGCACGGCGGCATAGCTATGGCCGACGGCTTCGGCGATCGTCGAGACAGCGGGATCGAGGCGGCCCGTCCGGAAGTCGAGATAGCGCGTGTACATCACCTCGAGTACCGCCAGGCCGATATGTCCGATCATCCCATTGCGGCTGCCGGCATGTTCGCGTTGGCGCTCGCGCCTGGTGCGCTGCTCGAGGTGACGCGCCGCCTTCAGGATCGCGCCGATGCGGCGTTTCGCCCCGCGGACGTTGCCGCCCATGAAGGGGCGCCAGATCCTGTCCTCTATCTGGCCCTTGTAATAGCTGTTGCGCCACACCGGTTGGCCGGTGTGGCGCGAGCTCGGGCCCGAAGGAATGCCGCCAAGGACGGCGCCGATCGTTCGCGCGGGGGCGTTCATGCAACGCCTCCCGTTGCTGTCAGGCGGGCATCAGCATGTCCGCCCAGGCCTGCGTGATCTCGCGCCGGCGCGGCATATAGGCCGCGCGATTGTACGCGGGCTCCACGCCTTCCTTGATATGCGCGAGCATCATGTCGATGATTTCGCGATCCTGGTCGCGCTCTTCGACGGCCGCGCGTTCGTTCATGATGGTCGAAAAGGTAGCCCGCCAGCCGTGCGGGACGTGCCGATCGCGGTAGCCGGCGTCCCGATAGTGCTTGCTGATCGTCGAATCGCTGATCGGCTGATGCCCGCCACCATAGCCCGGGAAGAGCCACCGCCGGCGCATATTGCCTGCAAGGGCCGTCCTCACCACGGCGACGGCCTGCCGCGAAAGCGGAATGACAAATTCGAAGGTGACGTCCTCCTTGCGCTCGCGCGTGAGCTTCATCTTGCTGGCCGGTATCCGCCAAAGTGGATTCGGGCCGTCGAGATCCTCGAACTCGCGCGGTTCCGCCAATCGAACGACACCCGGGCGCGCGGCCGTCAGGGCCAGGAGCTGGGAAGCCAGGCGCGTATATCGCCAGGTCGCGAGCGCTTCGCTCGCAGCCAGCATCGCGCGCGCGTCCTCGATGCGCGTCAGCGCCGGGCGAAGGCTCTTCGATCGCGGCTTCAGCGCTTTGCGGATGACGTCCGCCGGATCGCTGTCCGCCAGGCCGGACGCGATCGACCATACGAACACGTCCGAGACATGAAGGCGCACCCGATGCGCCATTTCCTTCGATCCCCGTGCTTCGATCTTCCGGATCGCGGCAAGAACCATCGATGATGTCACGTCGCGCAAACCGACCGTGCCGAACTGGGGAAAGATATCCGCCTCGAGACGGTCGAGGATCTGTCGAGCGTATCTCGGCGCCAACGTCACCTTGCGATCCTCGTGCCACGCCCGGGCCGTTGCCTCGAATGTGTGAAGCGAGGCTTCGTGCGCGCGGGCCTTCGCTTGCTTGCGCGCGATCGTCGGGTCGATGCCCTGCGCGACTTGCGCTCGCGCGCCATCGCGCGCGAGGCGCGCCTGCGACAGCGAGGTCGCGGGATAAAGACCGAGCGTCAGCTGCTTTTCCTTGCCGCCGAAACGGAACTTGTACCGCCAGGACTTCGCGCCCGATGTCTTGATGAGTAGGAAGAGGCTGCCGCCGTCGGTCAGCTTCCAGTCGCGGTCGCGCGGCTGCGCGGATCTGCAGGCTGCGTCGGTCAACGCCAT